AATCTGTTCTAGCACATATTCGTTGCCTTGTTCTATTCTGTTAACAAGTCTTTCTATTACTTTTTCTATTACTTCATCGCTTAGCATAGGATTGCCTCCTATTCATCTACCCATTGTATCGTTCCGTTTACGTTCTTTAAAACTTGAGTTTTGCTTGCATCGTAACCTGTCATAGTTGTATAATGCGTTGTATCCAATAGTGTGTAATTAGCAATACTGATATTACATGAATTGATAGTATCAACTTCTGTTCTTCCAGAATTAAATGTTAAATTTATTGTTAATACTATATTTGAAAATTGTTTATTAGTTGTTTCAGGGCGTTCTCCATATAAAGGGCAAATATAATATATTGTTTGTCTTAATGAAGTAGTGTCTGTAATTGCACCGTATAAAGAACCGTTAAAATAAGGATAGCAACTATATTTTCTTGCAGTAAGAACGTAATTGTTTGTGATACAAATTGTATCTGTTTTTTGATGTTGTGTTCCACCAGCAATTATATTGTTTAAAATTGTTTTTAAATTTGTTAATGCTGTCGTATCAGTTATGTTTTGAGACGCATCGTTTAAATAATATCTTTTTGTATTTACATCCCAAACATATTCTGTTGTATCACCACCACCACCGCTTGCACCTGATACTGCGTCATCAACGTACTTTTTCGTTGCTGGGTTATAGTCTCCTGTTGGGGTGTAAGACCTTGTATTTGTTTTAGTTAATACATTGCCAGATATTGCTGGTTGTATCTGTTGTAATTCTAATGAGCCACTTGTTATAGTACACGTATCACCAGACCATGATAAATTTATAGACAATAACGCTTTATCTATATAAGTGGTTGAAGAACTGCTATCACTCCAAAATCCACCAAAATACATTACTAATGGTTTGTTATTTAATTCTACTGTACTCATTGGTTGTAATAATATTTCTCTGTATTGAGCATAGCCTTGAAAAAATTGACCAGTATTTGATTTAAACAGTAATGCAAACATCTTTACACTTTTACCATACAAACTATTTATTAACGTTGCCATATTTGTTTTGTCTGTGCTACTAAAATCATATGTGCTATTATTTTCTATCATGAGTGAAGCACTTGTAAACTCATATATAGGTACATTAACACCTGCTAAAGCATCATCCACATATTTCTTTGTTGCTGGATTGTAATCACTACTTGGTGTAAAAGCAGTTGTATTGTTTTTAGTCATAAATTGAGTTTTGTTATACTCTATTTTTTGAAATGTTGTTACGCCAGTTGAAGTAAATACATTATCTGTCCATGAACCGTTTATTCTAAATGTAACTAAATATAGCGTATTACCATTAAAACTATATCCATCAAAAATATACATTCTATCTTGATTTATTAATGGGGTTTCATTACTCATAATAAATGTGTAATTGTAATTCGTTTTTAGTAAAACAATAGCAGTTTTCATTTGTCTACTATAATAATAATTTATCAAGTCAGTTGCACTTGTTTTAATGTCATCTGTTGTATATTCTTGGTTGTTATATTGAAATGTTGTTGGTATTTCAAATCTATAAACTTGGTGTTGGTCTGTATTTACATATTGCTTTGTTGCATATAAACTTAAATCGCCACCAGTTGCACTTATTACATTGTTTTCTATTGTTATGTTATCTCCTGCTGTGTATTGAACGTATCCGTCTCGACCAGCAGGTCCAGTTTCACCTTGTAATCCTCTTTCACCTTGAGGTCCTTGAGGCCCTGTTGCACCAGTTGGACCAGTTGCACCAGTATCTCCTTTTGGTCCAACTTCACCTTTTGGTCCTCTTTCACCTTGTATTCCTTGTTCACCCTGAACACCTTGAACACCTTGAGGTCCTTGCTCTCCAGTGTCTCCTTTGTCCCCTTTATCACCTTTGAAATAGCCACTGTCTACTTTGTCTTGTAAGTCATCTAATGCATCGTCTAGTTCATTTAATCCGTCTTGTAACGCTTGCTCGTACTGTTCCATTTCACTTGGAGTTGGTTCTTCACTGTTTTCTGCATCTTTTAGTGATCCTTGCTCTGTATTAAAGTATGCTGGAGTAGGGTTGTATCTTTTTATTTCTGTTTCATCTTCTACTAAATATGCTACAACACCAATTTCTACTGTTCCTGTCTTTTCTAGTATTTCACTTGGATATGTACACTTGTTGTTTACTATTATTTTCTTGTATGTATTTCCATCTAGTGTGAAGTAGGCTTCTTTTACGTAATCATCTGTTATTTCATCGGCAAATTCGAATTCACATTTGCTTATGTTTATTTCCTTTTCGTTTACCGCTTCTTGCTTGTCTAGTTCTATCTTATGTGGGTTTACTATTAATTTCATTATTCTTCACCGCCTTTATCTTCTTCTTTCTTTCTGTCTTTCGTTCCTAGCAATTCTTCGACGTCTGGGTTTTCTTCATTTATTTCAGTTATTTTTTCTCTGGCTATTTCTTCTGTCTCGCCAAATACTTTCATTCTGTATTCTACCTTGCTCAATAGCCCTGCGCTTACTTCTCTCATACCTCTATTTGATTCTGCATCTTTGTCTTCAATTATGCTATCATCAAATTGTACTACCATGTCTTCTGTATTTATGTTGTACTTACCAAATTTGCTTGATGCGTAGCATACTGCCTCTACTAGATCGTAGATTGCACTTTCGTATCCTATTTCTAGTTTTTTCTTTCTACGGAATAGTTTACTATTGCTACTTACTACTGCTGTTGCTGTACTTAAGTTTACACCGTCGAAATGATAGTGATTTTCTCCAAATCCTACTTTGTTTCCTAGTATGTTTAGTGCTGTATTTAATGCACTTATCTGCTTGTCTGTTCTTAAGTCGTCTGTCTCGCTTTGGATTAAGTCGTCTTTGGTTGCGCCTTTAGGTAATTGGTATATAGACGTGTCTTCAGGATCGAATACCATCTTTTGTGTTCCGTCGTCGTATGTGAACATCTCTGCTCTTGCAAATGTTCTTCTTTTACCATCTTTTACCTCTATCTGTAATGCGTCGAAGATTATATCTACAGCCTTTAAGTTATCTATTGCGTTTGCATAGTGTGGTATTCCAAATGGGCTATTGTCGAATAGGTTGTTTGTTAGTAGTGGTTTGAATATGCTAAACCATTTCTTGTCTGACTTTGTGTCAAAGTCTGCTAATGTTGTATTGTTATCGTCTTTTATCTCTGTTAGTAGATTGTTTTTTTCTTTGAATAGGTGATTGTATATGTGGTAGTTACCATCATCTGCTATTTTGTGTACTGATAGCACTATGTATTTATCGCCTTTTATGTATTCTACACTACCGAATGCACATTCTGTTACCTCTTTATTATTCCAACTTAATGGGTAGATCCAGTCTATTCCTACTATGTCCACTCTTGTCTTTGCGTCTGATACGTCTAGGTACATGCCATCTTCGTTTGATATGATGTCGTATACGCTTACTACCGTTCCTGCTGTTCCTAATGCACCTGACTTTTCTATTGATTGGTTAATTAGTGTGTATAGATCTAAATCGTCTATTAAGTCATCGAATTCTTTTTGGCTTTTGTCATCCTTTAGTGATATCTTGCATTTTTCACTCCATAGGATGTCTGACCAGTCCTCGCTTATCTCTTTTGCCATGTTCATTGTAAATCTGTGTTGGTTTACTTTTTTCTTACCATTGTAAATAAAATAATTGTGGAAACTCTTTACGTTCCCTTTGTACCACGATTTCCATTGTTCGATGTATGTTTGTAGTTCATCTTTTACATCTGGATTGTATCCGTAGTTTGTTTTTAGGAAATCTTCTAATTTCATAGTATCACTCCTTCTTTCACTTTAAAATCCCCCTTTTATTTCCATCATAAGTTTATCGTAGAATGGGAACATGCTGTATTCACTTGCGTCCAAGTCATCAACGGGAGTTGTTCCATCGTCTAATCGTTCGTCCTCGTGTTTTTCGTCCCATAGTGCTTGACTATATGCCTCTATCAGGTATTTACACTTGCGGAGTATAAATCTGCGTTGTAAGCCAAATAAATGGCAATCTAGTTCGATTCTGTCTACGATCCTTCCTTTTATGCAGTCGTCCACCACTAACGGAATACCCTTTTCTTGTAAATGCTTGTTCATTCCATATGTTAACACCTGCCCTAATGCACCGTAGTCGGCAAAGCAGTGTGTTACCTTACCGTACTTGGTTTTTACTCTTTTGTAGAACTCTACGAATTTCTCGTACATCTCTTCTGGTGAATGTAGTCCTGTTAGTTTCTCTTCATCTATCGTCCATACTTGTCTGAAGAATTGTGTTATTCCTGTCGCTTTGAATTCCGTCTCACCTTCTGTCGCACCGTAGTCTATTCCTATCGATATAATCATAAAGTTTATGTCATTTCCGTACTCGTCTTTTGCTTCATCTCGTATGTATAGGCTTGGGTTGTCTGCAAATTGCCTGTATATGATTCCTTCTGCGTTTTTCCATTGGCCTAGGATTAGTCTGTCGTAGTATACCGTCCCTGCGTATTCTTTGCATAGGTTGTCTACGAATTCTTTTGGTAGGAATGGGTTGTCGAATATTGTGTAGTGTTGTACGTATACGTCTAGCCCTTTTTCTTCTATCTGGTCTATGAAGTCTTTTTTCAACCAGTGATTTTGGTTTTCTGGGTTTAGTGCACCATCGAAGCATGAGTATTCTTTGTCTAGTGACGCTTGGATCATTACGAATACCTCTTGATTCCACTTGGCTACCTCGTCTCCGTAGGCATACTTTATTGACGTACCTTGTATCTTACTTACTTGGCTTGTTTTTTCACAGCCTAGGCAGTATACTTCTTCACCTAGTATCTTTGCTACGTTATTGGAGTTTATGTTTCCTACTAACGTTTTGCCGTATAGTTGTCTTAATGGTTTTAGTACGTTTCTTTCTATTGTCCCTTTGGAGACACCAAATATACAGTACAGTCCTTCTTTCCCTTTTCTTTCCATTATTCTTTTTGGTATCATGTATAGGTTGTCTAGGTATGTCTTACCACAACGTCTTGCACCGACTTTTAGATTGAACCTATGATGGGCTTTCTTTATGTACTCTTTCTGTTTCTCACTTAATATCATTTGTTAGCCTCTTCTTCAATCTTGGCTAGTAGTTGTTCTACCTTGGTTAGTTCTTTCTGTTGCTTGTCTTCCTCTATCTGTGCTAACTCACCCATTGTCTCTAGTATTAGTCGGTAATTGTTTGCATTGCCACTTATTGCACCTTTTAACAATCCTAGTGTTGCCATTTCCCTGTATGTTCTACCTGTTTTACTTGGTTCATCTAGTATTTTTTCAAGTACGGCTTTCATAGTGGCTTTTTGTCTCCTAACTTCACCCGACTTAATGCCACCTTGTCTCGCAATCTCTCGCTGTTCTTTGGCTGTTCGGTTGTCAAAGCGATATTGTTCAATCTGGTCTTCCTTTGCCACTATATCACCTCCTTATATGTCAAAAGGGATTTTTAATATAATCCCCACTCTGCGAACTTTTCAAATCCGCCTATTTCATTAATATATTTTCTGGCTATTTCCACTATTTCCTCGTATGGTTTACCGTCTATTGTATTGTCTCCTATAGCACAACATAGTTCTACTACTTCACCTGTTTCTTGTGCTTTTTTGAATGCGTAGATGTTAACTGATACATCTGCTTTGGATAAGTCTTTGCCATGTAGTCCTCCGCCTGTTACACTTTGCGCCATGTCTGATCCTAACTTTCTGTTTGTAGCACCTGTGTCTACATCTGTTCCACCTGTCCATTCACCTAGTGGATTTACTATTACATTTTCTCTGTATAGTTTACCATATTCTGTTAGTCCTTCATTTTTAGCGTTTGATTGGCAGATTATTAGTTTATTGTCTGTTAGTATGTATTTACCGTCAGTTGGATATCTATTGTATATTTCTCTTGCTATCTTGCTTATTTCTTTTTCATTCTCTGTTAGTGGAACACCTTTGAATATTCCATTGTCTCCACATCTTATTTCTTTGCTTTGATTCTCTGCTAAATGTTCGTCTTGTTTTTGACTTAATACGTGTATTGTCATACTGTGTTCATCTGCACCTGTTATTCTATCTACTGCATCGTATATTTCTTTTAGGTTGTCTTCTGTTTCAAAGTCTATGCTACTTTCTATTATTATTGTGCATAGTTTGTGTCCTATTAACACTTCAACTGCTACCTTTGGGTTTTCTTCTTTCTTATATGCTAAATCTACTATAGCACCTGCTATCCTATCTGCTACCTTGTCTGGGTGGCTAGGGTTTACTTTTTCTATCATTTTATTTCTCCTATTCTTTCTTTGGCTATATTGAAATATTCTTCATTTATTTCTATGCCTATAAAATTTCTATTTAATTCTTTGCATGCTATTCCTGTTGATCCTGAACCCATACAGCAGTCTATTACAGTATCTCCTTCATTTGTGTTGTCTTGTATTAATTCCGCTAGTAGTTTATGGTTCTTTTCTGTTGGATGATACTTGCTACTGCCTATTGGGTAGTTGAAATATGCTTTTTTACATTTTGCGTTTAGTTTTCCAGTTCCTTTTTTCTTAAACCATATCGCATTTTCCGTACTGCTTAAGTATACATATTCGCCATTCATTGGGCTGGGATTTGTTTTACACCATACGAGTTGTCTTACTGTTCCTTGGTTTTTTAGTGATTTGTTGTTAAACCACGTGAATATCTCACTCATCTGATTCTTTCCACAGAATATTATAAATATATCTGCTTTATCGTATATTAGTTCTAACCATTCTTGTATGTTAAATGTTAATATGTCGGCTTGGCTTTTGTTTATTACTCTTATCCCGTTTGATTCTCTGTTAACACCACTATATGGAATATCTGTTAGTAATAGTCTTACTTTTCCTATTCTTGGCATTACTGTCATGCAGTCGCCTTTTATTAACTGTATCATTGACTTGTTTCCTCATATTGTTCTAATGATAGGTTATCACTAATTATCTTTATTGATTCTACTTTTTTAAATCCTAATGCTAGGATGTATGCTAGTTCCATATCAAATACGCTTGGCTGGTTTATATTTGTTTCTAATACAAAGTCGTTTGATGTGTAGCATGGAACTCCTTCGTGTACACTTAGTACAAATGTTCTTTCTTCGTAATCTACGTTTGGATGGTATAGTTTGCACCATCTTACTTTTACTTCTGTGCCTATTGGTATGTTATTACTTCCTGCATATCCAAAGTTTATTATTTTTACCCACTTTGGAATTCTTTTTAACTTTTGTATTACGTTTATTCCACCTACACCTGTTTGTATTATTCTTTTGTGTTTAAATCTCTGTTTTGCTAATTTGTATTCTTCTTTTGTGGCTACGACTACTATCAATTTATCTTCACTGCCTTTTCTCCTGTAAAGTTTTCCCATCTTTTTATTATGACATCAGTATAAATTGGATCATATTCCATCATGTAGCATACTCTGTCTAGTTGTTCACACGTTATCAGTGTCGATCCTGAACCGCCAAACAAGTCTAATACTATTTCACCTTTTCTACTGCTGTTTCTTATCATGTCTGCACACATCTTTATTGGTTTCATTGTAGGGTGTAAATCGTTCTTTATTGGTTTGTTTTCGTGTATTACTGTCGTTGGTGTTTCGTCTGCTAGTAGTTCTTCTAGTAATTTTTTCATATCTTCTTTCTTCATCTTATCTAGATCTATTTCATCTTCTATTACGGTTGGATGATTGTATTCTTCTATAAAGTAGTGCCCTGCACCTTCTTTCCATCCGTATAGACATGGTTCGTGTTTCCATTTGTAGTCTTGTCGGCCAAAGTTAAATCCATTCTTTACCCATATTAGGCATTGCTTTACCATTAATTCGTTTTCTTCACATTGTGTTCTAAAGTTTACTGTCTCACTATCTGCGTGCCATACATAGAATGCACCACCTGTTTTTAATGATTGACTAGCACACGCAAATGCACTATTTAAAAAACTTTTGAATGATTCTTTGTCCATATTGTCGTTTTGTATTTTCATTCCTTGTGAATTACTTACATCTACGTTGTATGGTGGATCTGTGAATAATAAATCTGCTACTTGCTCATTCATTAACTTTTCTACATCTTCGGCTTTCGTACTGTCTCCACACATCAATCTATGATTTCCTAATTGATATATGTCTCCAAGTTTGGATGTTGCTTCTTCTGGTATTTCTGGTACTTCATCTTGCACTACTTCAACTTCTTCTGTTGGGAAGTCTAAATCAAAGCCAAACTCTGACATATCTATTGTCTCAAATTGTTCTAGTTCTGCGTTTAGTATGTCTATGTCAAAGTCCGAATTCATTGTTAGTTTATTGTGTGCTAATGTGTATGCTTTTCTTTCTTCATCTGTTAAGTGGTCTAGTCTTATTATTGGTATTTCTTTATATCCCAGTTCTTTACAGGCTATGATTCTGCCATGCCCTTCGACTATTTCATCTTTCCATACACCTATTGGATCGTCCATACCAAATTGTTCTATGCTTTTTTTTATTTGTTCTATTTGTTCTTGTGGATGTTGCTTGGCATTGTTTCTGTATGGCTTAATGCTGTTTATATCCACGTATTCAATTTTTAGTCTTTCCATCTATTCTCCCTCTACTCACATTTTTTATTATAACATATTTTTTAATTCTAGGCAAAATGACTACTTTTTCATGTATTTCTTTGCTTGTTCTGTTAGTTCTATCTCATATTCGATTTCTATTTCGTTTAGGTATCGCCATATTATGTCTTTTTCTTTCTCACTCATAAATATGTTGGCGTATACGTACCATTTATAAAATTGTTTTGCATCTCGATCTAATCCTTCATAAAAATGTTTTATTATTTTTCTATTCTTGTAAAATTCATATAAATTGAAGAAACAAAGTTCTTCTTTTATAAAAGTGCAACATTTGAAATCAGTTTCTGTCATTTTCTTCCTTCCCCTTTTTAAATTCTTCCCAGTACTTATCTACTCTTGCTGAAATTATGCATGAAAAAAGGCATAACAAAACTGCTATACCTGAACAACCAATCCCAATTATTAACCCTATTATTTTTCCCATTGATATACACCCTCTTATTAATTCAATTATAACATGTCTTTTTTATAAAGGCAAGAAAAAAAGAATAGGAGGTAATGATTTTGTAACCTATTCTTTCAAAAAGGGGTAAATCGTGTGTGGTTCTTTCCACGTATCCATTATAACACATTTTTATTTATCTTGCAAATTGATCCAATTATTGTAATTTCTAACTGCCTTATCTATCTCTTTTTCTAACTTATCTATATTTGCTAAGTAGTAAAATGCTTCTTCAGTAAAACAACTCCATATTACTTTGTACTGGTCATCGTTGTATTCTACTTTTTTTATTTCTAGCCATACACCGTCTATTAATTTTTCAAAACGATAATGTATAAAGTATTCGTTAAGTTTTTGTTCTACTATTTTCTTCACTTTTCTTAAATAGTATTTGTCTAGTATTTTATCTATCATTTATTTTTCTCCTTTATTTCTTTCATTTTGTCTAAAACATCATCATAAGAATTATATTTAACTTTATCTATTCTTTGCTTTACCCATTCTTCTAACTCATTCCAATTGTTAGTTAATTGGGTTATTTGTTCTTCTCTTTCACCTATTTCATTATCTAATTTATCTAAAACTTCATCTATTGGCAACAATTCATCATTGTATTCTACATATCTACTCATTTTCTTCACTTCCATTTTGTAATATGTTTAATCTTTTATTTTCTTCTAATCTTCTATCGTAATCTTCTTGTATGTTTTGTAATGCTATTTCTAGTTTGCTATTTTCTTGTTGTAAATTAGTTATGTAATCTAATAATAATTTACCTATTTCATTTGCTCGTTTTCCATATATTTTATAATCTTCATAATCATTTAGATTTATCATTTCATCTAATATTTCTTTTATATTTTCATTATCCATATTTACACCTCTAATTCATTCTTCCATATAAAACCATAAGCAGTTTTCTTATTTCCTAATGCACAAGCACTTATATTTTGAACTTTAAAACCTAATTCTCTTTCAACATCTTTTTGACAATTCCATTTTTTTATAAAATTATCTTCTAAGTCAAATTGATATATTGGTTTTGATTTATTCGCATATTGCCCATATCTATTATAAAGATGATTTTCTTTTCCACTTTTTATTACTTGCAATTTATTTTTAAAAGAATGTTGTATATTTTCCTTACAAGTGACCATTTCTAAATTATTTATATTGTTATTTTGCTTATTGCCGTCTTTATGATTAACTTGTAATTTTTCATTAAAATCATTTAAGTAAGTCATAGCAACTAATCTATGAACATATAATAATTTTTGTTTTTTATTTTTGCACAACATTACTTGGCAATAACCATTTTTAGATATTTCATATTTTAAAACTTTATTTCTATATAAACTTTTTATATTGCCACTTGGACTTGCTTGATATAAACCCTCATATCTAGGTATATCTTTCCATATTTCATCGTTCATTATTACTCACCTTTGCTTTCTAAATTTCTTCTATTTCTATGCCATATTTCCAAGCCATTAATTTTTTCTTTAATAAGTAAACATCGGTCTTAATTCCTTTTGTATCTACAACGTGGTATTTACCTTCTTTGTCTATGTAAGTAAAATCAGCAATGTATTTTGTCTTTCTGTATGTTTTTCTGCCTACTTTAAATGTTTCTATTAGTATAAATTCTACCTGTCTTTGTAATTCTTTTATCTGCCCTAGTCTTTGTAAATATTCTAATTTTATGTAGTAATTTCTTTCTTTTATACTATCAAACTTTATCCCATTGTATTCGCATTTTTTGTTATGATATTTATTTTCTTTAAATATGCTATAATTCATCTTTCAACCTCTCATCTATTATTTTTATTAATATCGGCTGATATAACTTTTTGTTGCTATGTACCATTTTGTGATGATATGGGCAGAGTGGTATAACATTTCCCATGTATGTTTTTCTACCACAACTGCCATATCTTATATGATGTAGGGCAACTTCGTTATTGCCACACAAAGCACACTCATTGTTGAATAATTCCAATGTTTTTTTATAGGTTTCCTTTTCCTGCTTGTTCATATTCTCTACCTCTCTGATTCTCTATTAATCTGATCTGTAGTTTTAATGTGTTTATACTTTCCATATTGGCTTTATATACTGCTTCAGCCACATCTCTTTTAAATCTTGCTTCTGCTACGCTTGGTATACCATAACAAGTTTTATCTATCATGCCTATTGCCATACCCTCGTCTCGTAGTTTTAGACATTCTTGTCTTAATAATATTTTGTAGTCTCTTTCTGCTTCTGCGTATGCTGTCCCATTTACTCTTAATTTTTTAATGCTTGCATCTAGTAAATCGTTCTTCTGCTGTAGTTCCATATCTAAGTCCATTGTATCTTTGTAATACCTCCTTTACTTTTAATTCCTTTTTTGGTGTTCTCCATTCGCCTTTGTAGTAATATTCTTTTACTTGGCAGTTTGGAACATCCACCTTTGTGTCCCCTTTTTGCACGTATTTGTTATGCACTATGAATAAGTACATGGCTTCTTTCTTGTAATTATCTATCACTCTTTGGAGTATTTTTTTCTGTTTTTCCCAGTTATCGGTGTTATAACTCTCGTTCTTAATCTCACCTAATATTAGTGTATCATTTTTTGCTAGGTAGAATAAGTCTATGTCGCTTGGATGTTTGTTTCCTTCATACATACTTGAATAATCTAAATGTAGGTTTTTATAGTTCCAGTTCTTTATCATTTTGTCTCCTAAAATGGAAGTTCTAACTTATTGTCTAACTGTTCTACTGTTATACTGTTTCCAAAATCGGCATATACATCATTTTTTGTTTCTGTTTCTTCTTTCTTTTCACTTACTACCTTAAACTGTTGTACTACGATGTAAAATATATTTTCATCATTCTTGTTTTTGTAAAATGACATGAATCCATTTTCTATATTTATTTTAGTTCTGTCTGCTATGTTTGTTCCTTTTGGTAGTTTTATATCAATGTAGGCTCTAGCATATGAACCATCTTCATTCTTTCTTGGTATTCCTGCTCTGTAATACATCTTTCCATTAAATTCTTTTGCAAATATTACTGTGCTATTACTTGTTATATTCATTTTTGCCCTCCAATATTCCTAACACTTTTCTGCATGCTGTTGCGTCGTCTATTCTAAGATCTTTTAGTGTTTCTATTGCTTCTGTTATTTTCTTATTTTGCTCTATTATTGTCTCTTGCTGTTTTTCATCGCCTTTCACTAATGTCTCTAGTTCATACTTTAATTGTTCATATTCGTCATATAAATCATGGTATTTATCTTTTAACATTTCCAAATCTATGTCTGCTCTCATCATTATTCTGTTTAATTCTTTATCTGTCATATTTCCCCTCCAATATTTCTTCTATTTTTTTAAGTGCTATTTCATCAGGAGCATTACTTTTTAGTTCTCTTAAGTAATTTAACGTATCTGCGATCCTATTTTCATATGCTCTTCTTTTTATTCTTATTTTTTTCATACTTTCTTTTGATTTTTCTCTGTAATAATCTTTGTGTTGTTCATAGTATTTTCTACTTGCTCTTCTTTGTGCTTCTGTCGTCATTTTTAACTCACCTCTTTTTTTGCCTTCTATGGCTTGTTTTTATCTTTCTAGTATATTTATACTATTTTATTATTTTCGTGCGTCTATACCGCTTTAAAATCGTTCTAGTGGCGTTTTAATCAACTTGTTCCACTTGTGAAAGTTCTTTGCAGTTACTTTTGACGTATTCTTTGTAATCGTTAAACTCTTCTTGTAATCTTTCTATGTCTGAATCTAAATCTTCGATTAAGGCTATTAGTTCTTCGATGGAGTAGTATGCTTGATCCTTGAAATATTTTTCTGTTAGCCATTCTGGTAGTGTCCATGTTCTAATGTAGACCTCATTCATTTTTACCTAGCCTCTTTTCTAGTAGTGGAATTGCTTCTTCGACTTGTTTGTATGTCATATTGCCATCTGATTCCACATCAAAGTATTTGTAGAACTCATCTCTTTTGAAATTTTCATCTTTTTCTTCGTTTGCTCTTATCATCTTTTGCATTGTTTCAAACATCTTTGTTAGTTCTTTATCTTTTTCTTTTGATAGTTTTGTAAATCTTATGTTGTTTTTGTTATCTCGTATAATCAGATCCTTGATGTTTTCATTTTCATCGTAGTCTATTATCTCTACCCAGAAGTATGTTTTAGTTGTGTATTTGCCTTTGTCGTTTAGGAAGAACTCACTTTGTTGTCCTTTTGGAGTCATTTCTTTCTTTGGAAATGTTATTATGCTTGGGCTTGAATATAGTTCTCTTCCTATTCCCCAGTTTACGCATGCTCTTTTAAAACTATCACTTGCTAATCCTTTTTCCTGTTCATTGGAACTTTCTGTTCCTGTGTCTTCTTTACTGATCCATTCTTTCTTTTCGCCATCCCATATTGACACAATGCAGTTGGCATTATCTCTTGTATGACTACGTTTCCAGTTCATTGCACCTACTGTCTCGTCTAGTATGTTCATATCACATCTTGCGTCTTTGTATAATAACATCGTGCAGTAATTGCTTGCTATTTGATTGACTCTAACATCAATCTCATCTGCTCTTAATTTTCTAAATTGTTTCATTTTTAATTTACCTCCTCATTATAACTGCTTATCATGGCTTGTTGCGTTTCACTTGCACTTAAATCTATCTCGCCAAAATATGCTTGTATTAATTTTTTTTTGCCACTGCCATCTGGTAATTTACTTTTAATTATTTCTAACATGGCGTCATACTTATCCCAAAATGTAGCATCACTTAACTTGTTTAGTTGTTCTCTTGTTACGTCTTTGTTTAAGTATTTTTTCATTTCTTTTATCACGTAATCTGTGCTGTTGCACCTTCTTATATGTTCATCGTAGTTGAAATAATCTAATGCTTTACCGCAGTTAGCACATTGAATAACATATCTTTTTACTGCGTCTTTATCTTTGGTTTTTAATATCCCTGCGACTATGTAGTTTAACTTTGGTGGATAATCTCCGTATATTTCGCTTTTTAAATGCTTATCTAGCCTGTCGTTTACATCTTGTGCATCATACTCTTTTAGTTGCTTATACCATTCTTCTACTTTAAAATCATCTACTATAAAGTCATTGTAATATTGTTTTATTCTTTTTAGAAAGTTATTCGTTTCTTGTACTGTCATTTTCGTATTTCGCCTCCAATCTTTTAATCATTGCCTCTTCACTTTCATGTTCTGTTTCAAATTCATCTTCCCATCTCCTGTTTCTTAACCAAGTATCAGGATATGGTATAAATTGTCCATTGTCTTTTAACCAATCTTTGGTTTGTTTAAATCTTTCTAGTTGTTCTAGTATAGTTTTTAATAGTTGCTCATCTGGTTTATTTTTTTCAAACCATTTTATGCATTTTTGTTTGCTCACTTTTTTAGGGTATGCTTTCCAGAATTGCTCAAAGTGAGCATATATACTATTCTCTTCTATACTATTCTCTTCTATACTATACTGGCTTAGCATTGGCTTAGCGAGTGTGCTTTCTACATCAAATTCATATTTTTGATTTATTAGTTTTAGCAGTTTTAATTCATCAATATATTCGGTTTCTGTTATTCTTCTATTATCTAGCCAGTTATTTTTATTCCAGTCCGTTACCACCATTACTCCACTTTCAAATAGTAGGAAATATCCTTTTGCTATAAGCAATTTGAAATCGTCATCACTAAAACCACACATTCTTTGAATTTTTCTTGGTTGAAAGAATCCTTTGTCATCTGCATCCATCCCAGCCATAAAGTATAATGCCTTTGTGGAGTTTGGCAAATCTATAAATTTATCTGCACCCACCACTTTTTTATCAAACATTCTTTTTTGAGCCATTTTTATTCTCCCTTCTTGATTGGTTTTAATATGATCTTATCTTCGTATATTTCCATGTAGTATTCTCTTCCCCAAAGTTGGACGATCGTCTTTGGCAATCTGATTTTATTTGTGTCTTTTTCTGTTGTTTTTTTGAATATCAACAATGGTTTGTCCATTTCTTCTACCTCCTAACTTACCCAAATTATAGCACCTGTTTGATAGTTTTGTCAACCCTTTTTTTAAACTTTTTTTAGTATAATAAAAAGGGCTTGTTTAAACCCTTTATTCTATTACTATTTCTAGTCTGTAAGCATTCTGCCCCATGTTTCCAGCGTACCCGTCTTGTCCATTTTTCTTCTCAACATCGTACTGGAATGGTAGGCTATTTATACGGTATTTTGCTTTTTTATAGTCCATATAGTTTGGCGTGTTGTAGTAGATCCTTACGCAGTCTATTATTCTGTTATCTCCAGCCCAACCATTTTTAAAGTCGTTTATGTTATAGCCCGTTACTCTTGGAAGCCATCCTACATTCTTTACATGTGCTTGATACCATACTGTTCCTTTATCTACTTTTACCATAAATCCAATTATTGCATTCTTATCTAATCCTGCATAGTCATTCATATTTACTACTTCATCAAGCCATCCATTTTCTTTTGTTTTTACTCTGTAATAAACGTTGACTATTTTATCGCTGTTTGGTAAATCTTTATTCAAGTATGGCGTTGGGTTTATTCTTTCATCTTTAGGATTTCTTAGTTCCCAATGCAAATGTCCTCCTCGTGCATACCCTGTCGCACCCATATAGCCAAGCACTTGTGAACGTTTTACTTTGTCTCCCTTTTTTACTTTGACTGATCCATATGACATATGTGCGTATAGTGTGTAATAGCCATCGGCGTGTTTTAGTTTAACATAGTTTCCATAACTGCCATTTCCCTCATATCCTTTACAATCACTTCTTACACTTACAACTGTGCCATCACTATGTGCAACAATATTGCATAATGTATAACCTTTTCCTACCAAATCTATTCCCCTATGATTGGTACTATACTTTTGTGTTATTTCACAATAGCCACCCTGTAATACTCTACATTTTACAGCCATATTATTCCTCTCCTTTGTCTTTTGGTTTAGTAAAATAATAAGTAATAATTGCACTAATAACACTAGCAGTTAATGTTGGTTCTAGTTTTTCTTTAAGAGACAAAATTACAAACACTGTCATTACTGCTATTGTCATTAATGATTTAACTTTTAATAAGTTAGTAATTGCGTTTTTCACTATATCACCTACTTCCATTTACCTATTGCACGAATTTGCACATTTCTTGCATACGTTGGTGTTGCACCATTAACTCTATTGTAAAATGAAACACTACTTTTTGTAATGGTAGAAATACAATTTATTGCATCTGCTGAACTTCCTTGCCCTGATGTATATAATGGTGTAATTGTTATTGCTAACCCTGTTGTACTATAAAATTCTTCTGGATACGTCCACGTTGCATTATTTGAATTAGCCGACACACCAATACTTGTATTCCAACATTCCATTGTTCCATCATAGTATTTAACATAGTAACCATTTGCATTATTACCACTTGCTACTACTGGGTTTTGTCCTACTGTGATGGCTAAAAAGTCAACGTGGTCTTTGTATTCACTCCATGTAGGTTCTCCAGTTGGTACTGTACCCTCTACTATATCGGCATAATACTCATTGTCGCTTCCTTTGTAATTATCTTGCAATATTATTTTGTAATTATAAACTTTTGTGAAATCAACGTTGCTTATTTCAAAGTCTGTTACTGTTACGTTGCCACTACTATCGGTTGATGATGTTAGTGTTGTATAGTTTGCTGGTTCACTTGCATTACTTAGCCATATTTTATATCCTACCGAATGAACTGAGTTGTTATTACCTATTATGTCTACACCCTTGTATATTAATCCTTTAACGTTTATATTGGCTTTGTTATCAGTTAAGTTTGTGCCACCACCACTTTTTCTTTTTATCGTAGTAGATGTTCTTTCTAGTGTAGGTTTTGTATAAGGTATTCCGTTTGGTTGTTGTACTGTGCCACCTATGTCAACCATTACTAAGTCGCTACTTTCTCCACCTTTGCTATCGGCAACTACTTGTACTATTGGCACTTTGCCATTGTCTACTACTACTAGGTTTGTACGATAATCTGTATTAAATACATTTGATGCTTGAAATGTTGAACTAGATGGCAATGCATAACTTGACCTGCCATGTCTTATTCTATATGATAATGTTGCACTATCATATGGCGTTGCGTCTAATGTTATTGTTTTTTGACTTAACCAGGGTACTATTGTTGTATCTGGTAATCCTAGTGTTATCATTGCTTGATTTGTTTCTACCATTGTTGCAGTATTTATCGTTGGTGCTTTGTGTAAATCTGTTAATGTCATTGTGCCACTTGCACTAGCATTTCCACAAGTATAATTTTGTCCTGTGCTATCTGCTACGCTAAATGATAAATTTATGGTTTTTGTTCCATCGCTATTATGTGGTATTTCTATATTGCTATTACTTTTTAATGTTACCGTTGATGAACCATTGTATGAAGGAATTGTTCCTGAATATGTAGTACCATTTATTACTACCGAATATGATATTTGACTACCAAAACTGTACCAATCCCAACCTGTTTGAATTGGTGCTATTGTAAAAGAATAACTTAAAAATGAACTATTGCCACTTGTTGTGTCTTCACTTACTCTTAAAGAAAATTTATGGTGTCCTTTTGAACCATTTGCTGTTAATGTTTTAACTACTGCCATATTTAATCACCTCTATTGTAGAAATGCCCAAAACATTCTTCTCCATTTCCATCAGTATATAATTGTGCCACAAACATTGGCGTATCATCTTTATCGTGCATACCATAATAATATACTCCAAATAATTGTAAATCTTTTTGTTTAGAACCATCTTTTGTGTATTGACCGACTATTGTATCTCCGTCTTTGTAATACGTTCCATCATTTGTATGTAATGCAGTAAATCCTGTTTGACTATCTGCTATTGTCATACCATCGGCATTAAAAGTAAAGCCTGTTGTTGTCGTTACCGAATTTATTTCACTACTTATTGGGTTTCCATCACTATCATATTGATACGTTACGTTTTGTGATATTACATTTATTGTTCTTTCTGTTGCACTTTGATTGGTTTCTATTGTTTCCAATCTACCATCTATACTGTTGTACCTACTTGTATATTCTGTTATTATTCCTTCGTTTTTCTTTGCTATTATTTTTGCTTGAGTTATGGCTTTATCACTATCGCTAGTATGTTTATAATCTGGGTTTTCTTCTTCTGGTTCTTCTGTATATACTAATTCTTCAAGCCCTTGCGTTATGTCTACTTCATCATTAAACATTATGCAAGTGTAATATGTATCACCTATTTTTATGTTGTACTTATCACATAGGTTGTAATAGCATATTCCTGTGC